GCGAGTGCCGACCTCCAATCGTCTTTGGAGAACAGGTTGCGAGCCCTGACGGCATGCGCTGGCTCGACGCTGTTTTCGCTGACCTGGAAGGTGCGGGTTACACCTGCGCTGCGGCAGATCTGTGCGCTGCGGGCGTCGGTGCCCCGCATCGTCGCCAGCGACTCTGGCTCGTGGCCTACGCCGACGACGAGCGACTCCAGCGACTCGGCGCGGCATGGGTACGCGGACGACGGGAGGCCGAGATCCGCGCAGCGACAGCAGCGCGAGACCCTGACGGGTCACAGCGGCACGACCCTGACGGACGCCGCGAGGATGGCGGGCTGGCCGACACCAGTGCGCGAGGACTCCGAATCGACGGGGGCTCGCCCGGTGACCGAAATGCGGCCTACGCCGAGTCACACGCTGACGAGCGCAGCGCGCATGGCGAGTTGGTCAACGCCGCTCACGAGCGACGAGAAAGGCGAGCGCCCACCGACGACGCGGCGAGGGACCGGAGGGCTCCCGACCGAGGCAAAGCTCGCGTCCTGGGCGACCCCGGTCGCGACGGAGATCGGCAACACCCTGGAGAACTACCAGGCGATGAAGTCCAACATGAAATCGGGGCCGAGCACCGCGATCACGCACCCGTCGCTGCAGGCGCAACTCGTGGTTTCTGGCATCCCGCCGAATGGCTCCCCTGTATCGACGGCGTCTCGCGGCCAGTTGAACCCGGACTTGAGCCGCTGGCTCATGGGATACCCGGTCGAGTGGGGAAGCTGCGCGCCTACGGCAACGCGATCGTCCCCCAGGTCGCGGCGACGTTCATCGTCGCCGCCCTCAACGCGATCTTCGACGGAGGGCGACGGTGACGCGACTTAATCGCCTGTCCGTCGTCGAGCGCGAAGCCATCCATCGAGCGGCCCGGGGATTCTACCAGGAAGACTTGCTCGACGGGCTCGAGCCATGGGGCGGGCGCAACGCGGGCAAGCTACGCAGCCAGGCCGGCCTGCTCGCGCGCCTGCGCGCGGTGCGGGGCCTGCGCGTCGTCGAGACAAACAACGTCGTAGCAATCACTGGTAGCCTGGACCCCGACGGGTTCGCGCGCCGGCTGTAACAGGAGGATGCAATGGCAAAGAAGCGATCCAAGGCAACGGCAGACGAGCGCGCGGAGGTCGAGGACGAGCTAGCGGCTGCGGTGTGCATGCGGCTGGCAGCTCCGACGGAGAGCGAGGCGGGCTACTGGGAGATGGAGGCCAACAGGCTGCGTGCGTCAATGACCCCGGCAGGCATCAAACGAGGCGAGCGTCGCGGAGCCGATATGGCCGAGCGCAAGCCTCCCGGCTGGCTCGTCGCGAGCGAGGCGATCGACGTGTTTGATCGACTGATGAAGGTCAGCTCGCTGTCTCGACGCGACCAGGACGAGATCTGGTCGTCGATCATGGTGATCGCGCTGTATCAGCTCGGTGCGCTCGTCGGCCCGTTCTACGATTCAGCGGCTAAGTGCGGGCTGGCGTCCGATCGCCTGGGCGAGGTGATCCGCCGCGAGATAACGCGCAAGCGGAACGTCGCGGAGTTCAACTGATGCGCGCGGACATCCATCCCAGCGTCGAGGCTGCACGCGCCATGATCGCATACGGCGACGAGAATCAACGCGAGCGATGGGGGGCGGGCCTGCTGCCGCGGCAGGAGCTCCTGCACCTAGCCCGGGAGCGGCTTTTTGCGCCGTTCTCGCGCCTGGCCCGGTGGCGCAAGCTCGAGATCCCCGACGTGCGCCACGCGCCGACGTGCCAGCGTGGCGAGGTCCGGTTCGGGACGAGGTCACCGCTCGAGCTAACCCATGGCGAGTGGGCCAACTACAAGACGATCTTGGCAGCGTTCGATCGGGAGCGATCTAGCCCCGCGGGCGCGCTATCGACGCATGGCGTGACCGGCGAGGTCGTGGTCGTCGAGCACTACGGGCTGTGCTCGGTCTGTCGGGCCGAGGTGATCGGCTGCGCGGCGTCGATCCGCCTCGAGTGGGCGGGCTTGCCGCTGAGTCGCGAATACCTCCTGTAGCGTGATAGGCTCCCGTCATGGGAGCACTGACCGACCTGTGGAGGAGCGAGCGCGGACTGCTCGCTGTCCTGATCATCATCGCCGCGAGCGTCCTCGCCGGCCTGGGCTCGATGCCCGTGGCCGAGTGGCAGACGTTCGTCACCGGCATCTTCGTCGCGTATGCCGCGGGCAAGACGCTCACGGGCGCGGTGGAGATCCTCAAGGGCAAGCCCGCCGACTCGGCTCCCAAGGCCGAGGACGCGAAGGTGGACGTCCAGCCGTGAAACCGATCCAGGCAACCCTGACGCTGTACCTGGCGACGTTTGCGATCTGCATCGGGCTGATCGCCGTGCCGAGTGCGTGCAATGGCAATCAGCGCCAGCGCACGCTCCACACCGTGCTCGTCAGCGCCAACGTGGCTCGCGACGGCTTCGTCGTGTGGGATGCGGCGCACCAGGCGCAGATCGTCTCGCGCGCATCATCGCGCGCCGAGGCCGAGGCCCAACTGGTCGCCTACCGCGAGCGTCGCGACAAGTTGGTCGCGGAGTTTGAGCGGCTGTATCGGGCGCTCGCGACGGCTGCAACGCAGGACGATCGTCCGAGCCTGGTTGCCGCCGAGGAGTTCGGGCGCACGTTGCTGGTCGAGCTCGCTGCGATCAAGGGGGCACCGTGAACCTGTCTGCGATCAAGTCGATCGAGCTGCTGCACGCCGCGATGCTGGGGCTGCGGGCGATCAGCGATATCGCCAAGTCAAACCTCTCGCGCCTGTCACGCCTAGACGCCCAGGATGCGCTCCAGGCGATTGCGTCGATCGTCGAGACCCTCAACGCTGGCTGGAAGGGCGACCTCGAGGTCGGTGCGATCCGTGAGGCGATCGATCGGCTGCGCGCCTCTCTTGTCCAGAACGACGCCGCCGCCGATGCCGAGCTCGACCGCAAGTTCCCGACGTAAGGCCGCGCGCTGCGCCTACGTCGAGACAGATCGACGCTGCGGGCGCAAGGGCGACGGAAACCCGCCGCTCTGCCCGGCCCACCGGCTCGTGCTCGAGGCCGAGGTCACGCGACCGCTGCGCCCCGGCGAGCGGCTCGTTGGCCTGCTCGGTCGCGTGCTGCGCGGGCAGCGCGTCAACGACAACCACGTGTTCGCCGGCATCGACGACCTGATGGGGATGTTCCAGAGCCCGGGGTTCGACGAGCTGCGCGCCCAGGTCGAGGCCCAAGCTCGAGCTCGAGCTCGAGCGCCGCGTCAGCCCCCGCGCCAGCCCCCGCGCCAGCCCCCGCGCCCACCGCCGGGTCAGCCCCCACCCCCGCGCCCGCCCGCTGGACCCGACCCGCGCGTGGTCCTAGGGTTCGGCCCCGGCGACAAGCTGACCGTCGCGATCGTCAAGGCCAGGCACCGCGAGCTCGCGCGCAAGCACCATCCCGACCGGGGCGGGTCGGTCACTCGCATGCAGGAGATCAACGCAGCGGTCGATAAGCTCCTGGCCTCCATGTAGCATGGGGCCGTGAGGATCTCGCCCCGCCCCCACCGCGCCGCACTCGGCGCGGCGTTTGAAGCCGAGTTTCCCGCCTCGGTCATGCGCTGGCTCCCGCTGCTCGAGAAGCACGCCGGGACCATTCCGATCCCGTTCCTGCTCGCCTATATCCAGAAGGAGAGCAACGGCAATCCGTGCTCGTACACGACACTGCGCGAGAGCGGGATCTTCCAGCTTATGCCGCCGCACAACACGCGCGAAGGACTGACCAGCGAAGAAGCCCTGCGCGTTGCGTGCGTTGGCTCGTCCCAGCGCGCATCCAGGCCGCTTACCGAGGCCGAGGCCGAGGAGCAGGTAGCCTCTGGCCTGCGCTACGTCAACGTCACGCGCGCCTACGCGCGGAAGTACGTTGACTGGCCCGAGACCAGCGCGGACTTCTGGCGCATGGTCAAGATGGTTCACGTCGCGCCGGCTCGCGTGAGGCAGTACGCGCCTGGTGCGAAGACCTGGGCTGAGTTCCGGCAACGCGCCGAGGCCGGCGGCAACACCCCCAAGAGCTGGCTCGACAACGCCGAGTGGGTCGGCGGGTACGGAGCCGGGGGCGGCAGAGGCGCAAGCGGCGGCAGTCTGCTCGCGGCCCTCGCTATCGCGGGCGCCATAACGCTAGGATCGATGGTTTACTTCAAGAGGAGATCGTGATGAAGAACCTGTACGCGCAGCCGGTGAGCATCAAGCCCGCGCCTGGCCTGTCCAAGCTCGGCCCGAACGTGTCTACCAACAACACCCAGGGCAGCGTCCAGGCACCCTCGCCCTCGCTGACGGGTGCGGAGCTCTCGACCGAGCTCTACACGTTCTTCGCCAAGCCCGTCCTCGATGGGCGGTTCGTGGTCCTCTACAACGGTGACCGTCAGTTCGCGCGCGTGACGCTCACGCTCGAGACCGCTGGCCCCGTCGCGGTCTCGCGCTCGCAGCAGCTCGCCCCGGTCCTGTCGGGAAAGGGCGCCAAGCTCGAGACCGGCGTGCCGCTCTCGTTCGACGTGGCGAAGGGCAACCGCCTGTTCGTCGCCGCGACCTCGATCAGCCGGATCAAGGTCTTCATCGCTCCGATCCCCTGGCAGGAGCAGATCACCGGCCTGCTCGGCCTGCTCGTCGCCAAGAGGTAGCCATGAAGTTGTACTACGCTGCGATCTCACCGGACGGAAAGATCCTGGGCCTCGAGGAGGACGCCGAGAGCGCGCTTGCCCTCGTTCAGCGCAAGGTCGGCGGGCCGGTTGCGGTCCAGGTGATCGACGAGCCCGAGGCGAACCCCGAGGACGCGCCGACTGCCGAGGAGATGGCCGAGCTTGCCTACTCGAGCGCGCAGTTGTCTCCGATCTCCGCGGCATCGGTGATGAACATGACGCTCAAGACGGCTCACGAGCTCCTGCTGCCGTACTTCGCGGGCATGGAAAGAGGAGGCGAGATCGTCACCAAGTACAAGACCGCAATCGGCATGGCCGACGCCTGGATCGGCCAGAACTACAAGACGCTCAAACCAAGCCAGGACGTAGACCGGCCCGTCGAGGTCATGGGTGTCACGCTGGTCCCCGCGGCGCACGCCAAGCTCGCGGCGTTGCGGCGCGGACCATACGAGCGCATCTTCGACGTGTCCGAGGAACAGATCAAGCGTCGCGCGAAAGACAAGAAGATCCCGTACACGCCGAAAATGTTTGAAGAGGCGACGGCTGCGATGGTCGTTGAGGGTGCCAGGATGGCGGAACGCTGGAAGAATCCGGCGATTGGACTGCCGCAGCGCATCGGCCCCAAGTTCACGTGGTGCCAGGGCAGCTCCAAGGAGTGCCGTGACTCGTGCCTGATCTTCGCCGGCCAGAACGCGAGCGAGCGGTACAACACCTATCGCAAGGTCGCGCAAGCGCACGCGCTCCTGGGTCAGCCCACCGCCTTCATGCGCGTGCTGATGGAGTCGATCGACAAGTGGATGGGTGACTGCACCTTCTATCGTCGTCCCAATCCAAAGCAGGAAGTCACGCCGATGTTCCGGCTGAACATCCTGTCGGACATTCCGTGGGAGCGCGTGGCTCCGTGGTTCTTCGATCACTATCGGGGCAAGTCGGGCGAGAACGGCAAGCCCTTGCAGTTCTACGACTACACCAAGGTGCCGGGTCGTCGCGCTCCGTGGATGCACGATGGCAAGCGACACGAGTTCCCGGACAACTACGACCTCACCTTCTCGCTCAGTGGCACCGACGTGAACGAGCAGTACGCGATCGAGGAGATCGAGCGTTACAACTCACGCCTGGCCGTCGTGTTCATGGCGTACAAGAAAGACGACGGCACCTGGCAGACGCTGCTCAAGAAGGGCGAGAAGGCGCAGGAGCAGATCCCGCTGCCCAAGACGTTCAAGATCGGCGGCAACGTGATGAAGGTCGTTGACGGTGACCTGAGCGACGCTCGTCCGAACGATCCCGGCAGGGTCTGCGTCGGGCTTCGATGGAAGCTCCCCAGCGGCAAGCGCAGCGGCGCCGAGACCGACTACGAGCTGATGGACATCGGCGGCGAGCAGGTGGAGATGATGATGCGGCGCGGCGCGGACGGCAAGCTCAAGAGGCTGTCGTTCGTCACGCCGATCTACATCAAGGGTGCGAAGGAGTCGGCATACGAGCCGAACCCCGACGACAAGAACGTCGTGCTGATCTCAGCCGTGACGCCACGGCATGAGCCGATCATCCATCACCTGACGCAGCCGTTCTAGTTCGCCTTACGCCGCACCTTGGGGCGTCCGTCGCCCACGATCTCAAGGATCTTCGCGACGAACCATCGGTTCCGCAGCGACGCCTCGCCGCGCTGCTTGCGGATGTGGGCGACGATCTGCCGACCGTCCATTGTCGTGAGTTGATGCAGGGCGAAGGCGACGACCAGGGCCGAACGGTTCCGTCCCTTGGCGCACGTCACTAGGACGCGCTTACCCTCGACAATGGCCTTGGCGACCGCGACCGAGGTCTTCAGGACGAGCTCAAGTTGGGCCGGCGTCAGGGCAGCGTCCGGGATCGGGCAGCGGAGAACCTGACCGTGAAACGCCATGCGCTCTGGCTGCACCTCCGCGGCACATAGAACCAGGATGTCCACGGTCGGGAGGTCGCGCTCGAGGGGAGGCGCAGACCCGACCCACAGCCGCGGTGAGACCGGCGTGGCATCGTAGGGCTTCCGCCGCGCCGCCGACACCCACCCGCCGCGCTGCCCGGCTGGTGCCTGGGCGTGCGTGACGCAGAATCCTGCCTCGCTCGCGGGCTGCTCGCAGTCCGAGGCGAGGCAACGAGTCATCGCGCGCGAGCCTTCGACGACCGCTCCACCGTGGGCGGCGCGCTGGCCTCGAGAACCGCCAGTCGCTGCTCCGCGATCTCGAGCACGCGACGAACCGCCGCGAAGTGCCGGGAGTTGAAGAAGTTGGTCTTCTCGCGCACACCGTCACGCTCGAAGGTCTTGAAGACGGCGACCGAGAGCATTCCGTTGGAGCGACGCCGAGAGATCACGGCGACGACCCCGTCTGGATCCGCGATGTCCTCGATGTCCTCGTAGCCGTTGCGGATCCCGTTGTTCATCCAGTCCTCCGAGGCAACACTACGAAACTACGTCACTCCCGTCCAGCCCTTGCCTCGGTGTAGGATGCCATGGTGCCACCGCGCCTGTACATCGGCAGGCCGACTCCGCTGGAGGTCGGCAAGACATATGTGGCCAGGCCGGCGGTCACCTACACCCTCGGCGATGACAGCTACTACTGGAACCTGCCGAAGCGCGTCGAAGATGAAGTTGAAGCGCGCCGCCCGGCCGACATGCCATCGCGGTTGTCGTCGTTCTTCCTCACGGACAAGCCAAGCAAGATCGCCGAGTCCGGCGGATCGGCCCTGTACGTCTACGAGGTGACCGCGCCGAAGGCGACGCGGCACGAATACACGTTTTTGAGCTCGGCGGCGAGGCTGATCACGTTCGCCACCAAGCGCGCCCGCACGAAGGGGCCGCAGTACCTGCAGGACGCCAAGAAGGCGATTGACGACTACTGGAGCGGCAAGACCTCTCCTGATGTCTCATGGTCGTCCCCGGAGTACATCGCGCCGACGATCACCGTGGTGCGAAGGGTGTCGGTGCGGCAGACGATGCAGCACGAGTTCAACGAGATCTACGACTGGCACAAGAAGAGGAACCCGGCCATGCCACAGCTCACCTACAACGCCCACGAGAAACCCGCCGACCATCCGTTCTACTGCGACAGCGGCGACGGCTCCCTGGTCCCCGAGCACGCCTCGTTTGAGGCGGCGCTCGACGATGCCCTGACCAGGGTGGTTCGCGCCGGCATGCCGAGCGTGCGCGTCGTTCACGGCTCCGAGGTCGCGGGGTTCGACGACGTGGCCGATGTGCTGCTGTTCGACGAGTACAGCGGGCGCCAGGCGATTGGCGAGATGCATGACCGTCCCGAAGCGGTGATCGTACTTCACGAGGCTGGCCTCGACCTCACCTCGATGGCGAACGAAGCGCCCTACACCGCGACGGTCCAGTACGGCCCCTGGCGTTCGGGCCTGCGGGACGAGAGCACGGTCGCGGTCATCCTGGCGCGCGACGAGCAGCGCGCCAACCCCGCGCGCAAGCGCATTGACCTGACCTCTGCCGAGGTCGCCAAGGTCGAATCCGCGGTGAGCGAGCCTGGCCTCGGCACAATCGACCTGACCCCGGCGCGCGGAGGCAAGTTCGTCGCGAAGATCGCACCGCTGGCAGACGCTGCCACGATCATCAAGTCGCTGCGACTGATCGGCCTCGACGCCGAGGAGCTCAAGGGCGAGGAATCCGGTCGCCTCCTCGTCAAGCTGCCCAAGCGTGAGCCTCGCGCTTCTCGGCCCTCTGCCCTGCCGAAGCCCCCAGCCGGATGGTGGAACCGTCCGGTCCCCAAGGACCAGCTCTGCTATCCATCGCGCAGCGATGCGCTCAAGCGGTTCCTCGACGAGAATCAAGATCTCATCCAGAACTACGGGGGCGTTGACTATCAGGTCGGCGCGTCCGAGTTCGACGCGATCAACCACAAGTACAGCCTGACGGGCGACCGCGCCGCTCGCACGATCGCGGACGCTGTCTGGTATGCGATGCCCGCGGGCAAGCCGTACTGCGTCGAGCGCATCGACCTCGAGGCCCTCAACGACACCAGCCCAGCTCGCGAGGCAGACGCGAAGTTCAGGCTTCCCGCCTACGTCTACGAACAAAACCTCGCTGCGGACGAGGCGAAACGCTACGCCCAGCAGCACGAGGACGAGCTCGAGGAGCACTACGCTCGCCTGGCAGAGGCCGAGGAGGCCGAGGCCCAGCGCGCGTTCGCGGAGGCCCAGGTGCCGATCCCGTCGCTGCCTGCGCCGATCTCGCTGCCTGTGCCGGATGGCGAGGCGTTCATCGACGCCTACATCGTCCCGAGTCACGTTGTCGGGACCGCCTACGAGCCGTGGATGGAGGATCAACTCATGGTGACGCGCGAGCGCCGCGCACTGATGCGACCGGCGGCTGCGAGTAACCCGGGATGCGGGCGCAGTGCCTTGCAGGCGCAGGAAAACCCGAGCCGTAGCTGGGTCACCAAGGTGATCGCCAAGCACTACGAAGACATGCAGGAAGAGGTGCCCGCCAAGTGGCTCCCCAAGATCGCCTCGATCAAGGGAACGGGCGGGCGCAAGGTCGCCGCGCAAATGAAGGAATACGGCTGCGGTGCCTACGGCTGCGTCCTGCCGACCTACGATCCAGACGTTGTGCTCAAGCTGACGACCGACGACACCGAGGCCGAGTTCGCGCACGACCTGGCAAGCACCATCAGCGCACCCATCGTGGTCAAGTATCGGAAGACCGTCACGCTGCCCGAGGAGTATCACGGGCACGGCACCTACCTGCTCTGGCGGCAGTCTGCCGACGAGGTGGGCAACCTGCTCGACGCGGTCAAGGCCCGCAAGGGCAACCGCTCCAAGGCGTTCGCGGCGATTGCAAAGCAGCACAAGGCCGCGCAGCGCGCCTACGATGCGCTGCTCGCGGGCAAGCCGGCGCACGACAAGCTCGACGCCTGGCGCGAAGCGGCCAAGCTCCTGGGCGAGGAGGTGCCCGAGCTGCGCGAGCTCATGCGCGGGATGATCAAGGTTCTCGACAAGGACGGGGTGTTCTTTGGGGACATCCACGACGGCAACCTCGGCCTGGTCAACGGCAAGTGGCTGATCGTGGACCCAGGTCACGTCGCGGTGATCACGGAGGACGCATGAAGCGCGCGGTCGCCCTGCTGCCCACCTACAACCGGCCCGAGATGGCTCACCGAGCCGTCCACCTGTTCCTGGCGCAGGACTACCCCGGCCCCAAGCACATCCTGATCGTGGACGACGGAGACCGGCGCGTGCAGCTCTGCGACGCCTGCCGTGTGCCCGAGGTCGAGCTGCTCGTGTGGCCGCGCACCAACCTGCCGACGAAGCGCAACGCGATGATGCGCTACCTCAACGACCGAGAGGCGATCTACTTCTTCTGGGACGACGACGACTACCACGGACCCTCGAGGATCTCGCGACAGGTTGCGTTCATGGAGGCTGGCAAGCACCCGGCGTGCGTGTTCACGCCGATGCTCTACTTCAACAGCATCACCGCGGACCTACGCACGAGCCGATGGGTGAGCGATGCCACCGTCGCGTTCACCTGGGACTTCTACGCGAGTCGCACGTTCAACGAAACCGTGGACCCAGGATCCGGCTTCCTGTTCGTCAATCACGGGAGCGTCGCCAGGTTGCCCGCTGAGCTCGACTACATGACCGTCGTTCACGCTGGTCAGCGACACACGCCGCCGGCCTTTGGGGCGCCTGACTTCTGGGACGCCCCGGTCCCGGTCACCTGGGCCGAGGAGCGACTAGCCCTTCACGAGGCGTAGGGCTAGCTGCGGAACCCACCAGGACGGGCACTTCACGTCGGTCCTCCAGTACCTATCGAGCTTCGCGTCGCGTCCGTAGGTCCAGCCGACGATGTGCTTCTTGGGCGAGCGTCCGGTGACCAGGACGAATGCATCGGCTGAATCGTCGGCCTCGTAGAGGATCAGGTGGCCGGTGTCGTGCTGCGTCCATCTTACCTGCGCCGAACCCGCATCCGTGCCGGGGCCGCGGAGGTCGAAGCTGCCGCCCCACCAGTACCTGTTGCGCCAGCGCGCAACGGCAATCTCGGCGGCGGCTGACTCGATCTCCTGATCCCAGGTGATGACCTCGTTGTAGTGCTCCGTCTGTCGTCCAGGCTTGCCGTCAGCGCGACGACGATCTGAGGTCAGCTTGCGACTGGCTGCGACGACGATCGACTGCCAGATCTCGTCGCGGCTCAGGTCCACCTCGATCACTGCGGCAAGCCCGACCCGTTCATCCAGCCGGGCTCATCGTCGCGGTCGAGCGCGGGCTCCGCGGGCGGCGGCGGCGGCGCGACCTTGCGCTTGAGCGCATCCTTGACCCCGCTGGCTCCCTTGCCCCCGGTGGCCGGCGCGGCCTTGGGAGCCGAGAGCGTCTTCTCTCCGCGCCCCGCCTTCGCCTGGGCCTGCTCGCTGCGCTGCTCGAGGGCTTCCGGCCAGGTCGCCTCGCCATCGCGAATGGCGACGTAGAGGCGTCGGAGCTGCTCGATTTCCGCGGGTGTCGCCACGCTGATCGAGTGGCCGAGCCACTCCTCGAGGTCGGTTGGCTGAACGCCGAGCGCCACGAAGGCGTCGCACACCGCGTTGCGCGCCTGGTCGGGATCTTTGGCGGCAGCGTCGCTCAAGATCGAGTTGCACACCTCGTAGGCTTCGTCCTGGAGGTTGCCAGGAATGATCCTCAAGATGCACGTCCTGAGTGCCTTGGACACGAGCGCGCCCTGCTTGTTGAGCAGATCGTCGTCGCTTGCCGTCACCAAAAACACCGGCTCACCGTAGCTGTTGGTGCGCTGGTCCATCGCGACCTGACCCCGGCGCAGCGACTTGCGCTCGACGAGCTTGCTGATAGTCACGTCCTGGGGCCAGGTCACGTTCGTCTCGAGGTCCGTCGCCGCCACGCGCATGATGCGCGTGTGCTCGTCCTCGTAGATCTGCGTGACCTCCATCGTGATGTTGCCGAAGCAACGCGCTGCCGCCTCCGCAAACCGGATGGACAGACCCTCGACCCCGTCCCCGATGGGCTTGCGGTAGATCGCGCTCGACGCGAACCCCGGTCGCCTGCACTCCTTCAGGAGCAGCGTTCGCACCTGATCCATGTTGCGCGGACGGTGCATCGCCATCGTCCAGCGCGCCTCGATGTCCGCGCGAGCCTTCGCGACGAGCGCCTGGGTCGCCTGGTTCTCTCGCGACACGCTCGTGCCGGCGAAGTCGCGACGCACGAGCTGGTTAACTTCCGGTCGGTGTCCGTTCATGCTCTCCATGTCACTCCCCCTTGCTGGTGGTCTTGCTCCACGCGCGCGGCACCACGAAGCGCCGCGAACCCGGAGTGGTCCTGCTGTGGTTCTTGATCGCCTCTTGGGCGTAGGCGTCGTTCGTCATGCGCGCGACGTACTCGCGGAACGCACCCTCCCAGTCAGTCCTGGTCCCGTCCTTTGACGCGCGGTAGGTGATGCGCTCCCGCTTGCCGTGCTCGTCGAGGTACTCGAGGCCCGCGAACTCACCGCACGCGAGCTTGAGTTCCTGGGTCAGGGTATCGACGGTCTGCTCGTAGTGGTCCGCGTGTCCGCGGGCGATACGCAGCGCATGGACTGCGTCGATCAGCTTGTCGCCTGCCTCGAGCTTGCGGAATTCCTCGTCGCGTTGCTGGAACCGCGACAGGAGGTACTTGTCGTAGCTCGCGGAGCCGTCCGGTTCAGGCGGCACGTCGGCGCGAATGTGATCCATCAGGAACCGCTCGCACCGATCTCGCAGCATGTCGATGAGCTCGTCATCGCGCCGGATCACGTAGTCGAGGGGCTGGTTGTCGATGAACGCGACCAGATCCCAGATGTCCAACCCCGAAACAAACAGGTTCCACTGGCACTGGATCAGGATGTGCGCCGGGACCGCGTCGGTGCCTGGCTCCCCGTACATGTGCGCGACCCGCGAGGAGTGAGACTTGATCTCCAGCCCGTTGATCGGCACCGCGCCGCCAGGCCAATAGCAGATCCCATCAGGGGTGGCCTTCGCCCAGGTCACCTCCGGGTGATCCAGAGTGCCCGGCACCTCGACGCGCAGCCCGCGGCGCTCCGCGTAGTCATCGCGGATCTGCGGCTCAAGCAGGTTGCCCCACTTGGTGCGGCTGTTGCCCTCAAACGGCGGCTTGCGACCCGTCTTGTCGAGGTACACGTCGATGGGCGAACTCCAGGGGTTCAGGCCGACGATGGACGAAACGTCGGTCGCGGAGATGCCGGCTCGACGTTGCGCTAGCTGTTCAGCGGATAGCATAGGAGACCTCGTTGACGATGGAGCTGATGGTTGAGGGCGAGACGCCGAACTGCTCGGCTAGCTCGCGCTGAGTGAAGTTGCCGCTGCCGTAGAGGCGGCGGATCTCGCGAACGAACGGCACGGTCAGCTTCGCGCCAGGGTGACGCTCGCCCGCGAGCACGCGACCCTTGCTGACCGCGTCCTGAATGTTGTCGGTGCGCGTGCCGATGGTCAGGTGGTTGATCTCGACGCAGGGCGGGTTGTCGCACTTGTGCATCACGTCGATGTCATCGCGCAGCTTCCCGTGGACCTGTTCGTAGATCCAGCGGTGCGCGCTGCGCGCCTTGCCGTCGTGCGTGAACCGCCCATACGGACGGTGACCCTGCCGACGGGCACCCGTCCAGACCAGGCACTTGCCCTGGCGACGGGTCATCGCGAAAAACCGAACCAAGTCCTCCTCTGTCGCTCGCTTCATGTTTAGACGCTTGCATAGCGGTATGACAACGAGTGACTGGGCTCGACGGTGTATGACGCAACGCCTCGTGATCACTCGCGGAAAAAAGTCAAAGTCGCAAAACCTTGACACCTCGTGTGTGTTTTGACAACAGTACGCACATGGCAGCACTACGCAGAGACAGGCCGCGGAAAGCCATCGCAGAGCGACTGAAGAAGGCGCGGATCGCCGCTGGCATCACGATGGAGACCGCCGCAACGCGGCTCGACATCTCGAGGTCTCAGTGGTGTCAGATCGAGCATGGCTTGCAGTCGATCCCAGCGGAGCGCCTCGTGGACTTCGCCGGGATCGTCAAGACAACGGTTTCCGAGTTGCTGGGGGTTTAGGAGATGGCGCGCATGTCGATTGATGACAAGGTCGGACGCGACCCGCGCATCACCCTGCTCGCGGTCGCGCTGGGCTGGAGCAAGCGCGAGCTAGTCGGGTGCCTGGTTCTCGACGTTTGGCCTCTCTGCTACGACCAGGAGAGCCCACTGGTGTCGGAACGCATCATCGATGCAGCCGCCGGGCGCCCCGGATTTGGCGCCGAGATGGTCGAAGCCGAGCTCGCGACGCGCGACAGGAGCGGAAAGCTCCGCATCACGGGAGCCGCCAAGCGGATCGCATATCTCGACCATCAAAAGAAGGCAGGACGCCAAGGTGGACTTAAGAGCGCGGAAATGCGCGACAAAGAGTCCAAGGGTAGGGCAAGGGTCCGGGAAGCCGAGGTCAACCAACCCTCAAGGGTAGGGCAAGGGTCCGGGAACCCTTCTGCTTCTGCTTCTGTTCCGGATTCTGCTTCTGCTTCTGCTTCTGCTTCTGCTCCGGATAAACCTACTGCTCCGGAACTCTCCTTGTCCCCGCCTGCGGCGGCGACCGACAGTGCCGAGGCTCCTGAGGCTCCAGTGGTTCGACCACAACCGGATTTAGTGGTTCGACCACAACCGGCTCCAGTGGTTCGACCACAACCGGCTCGAGCGGTCCGACCGCTGCCACCGGCAGAAGCTATGGTCGCCGCCAGAAGGCTGCTTGACCTGATCGCGGCCAACACCCCCGCCAGTACGCTTGCGCGGCTCTCAGAGCGCGCGAAGGACGACCGGGCGGGGAAGTGGGCCGACGCCTTCCGGCTGCTCCACGAGCGAGATGGACACGCCTGGAGCGACATCACCGCGATGGTCGAGTGGGTCCAGGCGGACCCATTCTGGCGTCAGAACATCCTGTCGGGTGACAAGCTGCGCGAGAAGTGGGATCAACTCGCCGCCAAGCGCGCCGCTGAAACCAAGGGCGCCGGCTCGCGCTACGGTCGCGTTGCTGAAGTCAACCTGATTACCAACGACGACATCGACGCCGAGGAGGCATGGCTGCGCGAGCACGCGCCGGGGATGGTGGCGCGATGACGCCCGAGGACTACCGCCTCAAGCGGGGGTACATGCTCCAGCGAGGCTGGCCCGAGCGGTCGGTCGAGGCTGCGTATCGCGCGGACCCGAGCAAGCCCGCGGTGCAGGCCCTCGACACCTGGAACAGCGACGACAAGAACGTCGTCGTCCTGAGCGGTCCCGTCGGTGTGGGTAAGACCGTCGCGGTGGCCCGCTGGTGCCTGCTCCGACCGACCAGGATCGTGTTCACGCGCGCGACGACGTTCGCGGCCTCGAGCCGGTATGACCAGGAATCGCGCGCTCGGTACTACGGCAGCGCCGGCCTGTGCATCGACGACCTGGGCACCGAGTACGCGGACAAGAAGGAATCGTTCCTCGTGGACCTCGACGAGCTCGTGGACACCTACTACGCGGACGCGCGTCCGCTGCTGATCACGACGAACCTCAAATCCGCCGAGTTCCAGGCGCGCTACGGAGCGCGCGTGTGGGATCGGCTGCACGACTGCGCCGCGTGGATCGCGGTCAAGGGCGAATCTCTCAGGAGGGCAACACCGTGAGCTACTGGTATCAAGATCCCGACGAGGACGAATCGGACACCTGGGTTCCGCCGCCGCCGCCCGACGACGATCTGAATCCGATCGAGGTCGCGCGGGTCGATCCCGAGCCTGAGCCCGAGCCCATTCGCCTGGCGCCGATCGTGCCCATCGGGTCCGCGCGTCAGCGACAGGCCGAACGCATCGGCGGCAAGGTGCGCGAAGTGATTGACGAGGTCGGCGTACCCGGTGTCGTGGCTGTCATCCTCGAGCAGATCGAGCGGACGCCGAGCGCCGCGACCTCGACGTGCCCGCACTGCCGCCAGCCGATGCTGCTCAACCGTCGGAGCTGCGGACGCTGCGAGGGAGAGCGGAACCGCGAGCGCGTGCAGCGGATGGCCGAGTTGATCCGCGAGCTCAAGGGCCTGGCCGTCAAGGGCGACCCCGACCCCGAGCGCGAGCGGACGATCATCCTGCAGCTACGCGAAGCAGGCCACCCTGACCTCGACGGGCTCACGCGCTGGTGTACCGCGACGCGCGAGAAGTCCGAGCACGGGGGAGGGAAGGAACCCACGCGAGGCAAGCGATGGTGATCACGCTCGTCGTTGCGGGCGCGGTTGCGTTCGGGCTGATCGGGTTGGCCTCGCGTCCGAGTGCGCCTACAGTCCCGCGCCTGCTCGACCTGACCCCACTCGTGCGGAGGAAGCGATGAACCACCTGATCTTGACCCTGGCGATCTGGCTAACGTCCTCAAGCGACGCGGACGCCCTGCGCCGCACCTCCCCGGCGTACCTCGACGCGCCCACCGCCCACGCGCACCTCGCAGCCGCGCGTGTGGCGGGTGCCGTTCATCGCGTGGACCCGTACCTGTTGCTCGCCATCGCCTATCGCGAGAGCCGATACGAGCTCGACGCGGTCACGCACGAGAAAAGCGGGAAGCTCTCCTGCGGACAGATGCAGATCACCATGCCGCGGGGCCAGCCCTGTCCCGCGCCTGCGCTGCTCGAGGGCTACCTGGCCGGCGCGGCTCACCTGGCCGAATGGCGTCGAGCCACCCGGAGCGCACGCGACGCGCTCCTGGGCTATGCCGGGGGCTACGGCATGATCCGCAAGTGTCATCGCGGGCGCATCGTGCGCGAGCAGGGAGGCCTCGAGATCGACCTGTGCAGCACGCCCGAGGTGCGGCGCGCTGCCTGGATGCGCCGGGCCGCGATCAGCCGTCCTGTGACAAGCTGACACGCATGGCAACCTGCGCCGCCTGCCTGCAAGCCATTGTGCGCGCCGAGCGGTTCATGCTCGACGACACCGAGGTGTTCCATGCGCGATGCGTCGGCATGTCCTACCGGAGCAAGCTGCGGATCACCGAGGCAAGGATCCGCGAGCTCGAGGCCCAGGTGGCCGACACGCGCCGCGCCGCCGCGCGCGTCGAGGTCGAGGCGAACAGGCTCCGCAACGACGCGGCGTCCGCGCGAGCGCAGGCGATCATGCTCGAGGGGCGGCTCGCAGCGACTCAGGCTCGCAGCGACCAGGACCACGAGCGCCTGGCTGCGCGCGACGAGGAGCTCCGGGAGGCGCGGCGGCAGATAGCCTCACTTCGCAGCGACCTTGCCGCCCTGCGCCCCCAGGAGGGCTCGACGGTCGAGGTCGAAGACGCGACGGTTCAGCGGTTTCGGAACCTTGAGCTCGACTGACCGAAGGTTGACCGGGAGGGGTAGCGGAGGATACTGTCAAGCCCGTGAGCAAGTTGGCACGTTTCCGCGCTCGTCATGGCGAGCCCAAGCGCAACCCGCCGCTGGCGACGGACGTGGTCGAGTACATGCTGCCTGGCTTCGCGGCGTTCGCGGCGTCGCGTGTCGCAACGCGAATGGTCACCTCTCAGATTGCTCGTCGCTACCCGAGCATGGTCAAGCACGCGGGCGCCATCGCGGCGATCGGCACGTTCGCGGCTGCATGGCTCGGAGCCCATCGCGTCAAGGCTCTCGCCAAGTACCACCATCCGATCGTGATCGGGACCGGCCTTGCGGCGGCGCAGTCGCTGCTCCAGCTCTACCTGCCGGGTCTGAGCAAGCTGATTGGCGAGCCCCTACCCACCGAACTCCCGGCGCCGGCCTCGCGTCCCGTGGCGACCCAGCAGATTGCCGCGGAGGCTCCGGTGCCCGTCGGGTTTACGCCGACGACTGCCAGCGAGTGGTATCGCTACAACGACGCCTACGACGCCGGCAGCTACAAAGGCAAGGTCGAGGTGCCGTCGGCCCAGGCCAACCCGCCACCGACACCAGATCCGGAGGAGTCGCAGATCAGCGACCTCCTCGACAACAGCGACTTGCAGCTCGATAACTCTGACCTGGGGTTGTTCTCGTGATGCGACACGTCATGGCAGGCGTTCAGAGCGTGCCGCGCGTCATGCGCGGCGCCCCCGTGGTGGACCCCAGGCGCGTGGACGTGCCGCTCTCCGAGCGCGCCCTCGCCGGCCTCGAGTCGCAGGGCCTGGCGCGCACGCTGGGGAGCTTGGCCGGCTCGACGCTCGGTGACGACATCGAGATGCCAGAGGAGTGCATTCGTCGTGGCGGATGCGATCCCGATCAGCGCAAGCCGATCGACCCCTACGCGAGACCTTCTGTATCCAGGAAGGTCGGAGCCTTAATGAAGTTCAAGACCGCGGCGGCAGCGGCATCCGCCAAGGACACGGTCAAGGGCATGTCCACGACGACCATCGCGCTCGCGGCGGTTGGGGCGGTCGGATTGATCTACTACCTGAGCAAGCGACCGTGAGCAGACTGCTCGTTCGCAACGGCGTGTTCGCGCAGGCCCCGTTTGCCGGGAGCCTGGGCGAAGCCGCGCCGGCCTCGCCCGCCGAGGTTGCCGCGACGGTGGACCTGACCGAGGTCAACGAGCGAACCAAGCAGATCCTCGCAGTCATCGAAGAGGACGCCAGGAACCGTCGCACGGCGCTGTGGATCGGCGCGGCGAGCGCGCTCTTTGCAGCGGTCAAGCTCGGCTTCATCGCCTTCCCCGCCATCCGCTCGCGCGTCGGGCGGATGTGATACACCGGAGCTCGCATGGCCTATCCGCAGCCGAATAGCGACCAGTACGCCCTCAACGGCTACACGTTCTTCCGCCTCAACACGCCGCTGTCGAGCCCGGGAGATATCTACGAGTCCGCGCAGGGCGCGCAGGCGTTTGCGATCGGCCCTGACTCCGACGTGGACCGGGTGAACATCGCCTACTTCGACGATCAGCGGGGGCCGACGTTCCTGAACCGCGCGACCATCGGCCCGTCGCGGTCGCTGGTGGGCGTGGTCGCGGCGCGCAACGAAGTGCAGTACATGCCCGGGGCGCGCCCGGGGCGCATTCTGATCTGGCCCGAGGTACTCTACGATCCGTCGTTCAAGCCGCCGCTCTGGACCGACGGTCCATTTGGTTTCGATGTGCTGCGGATCATCCCGCCGCAGCTCGACGTGATCCAGTACTTCACGCCTGTGCCGTCCCTCTCGACGGGTCGCAGCGACCGGACCTACCTGTTCCAGACGCTGGAGGCCCCGGTGCAGCCGAACGCGCAGGGCAACCTGATGGTGCCCTACTACGGTCGCCGGTACGCCTGCATCGAGGTGACGAACCGGACGGATCTGAGCACGGCGACTCCGATTGACCTGGCGATCTACGGGGTCAATTTCACGTACTCGGTTGCCACGCCGTCCTCGCAGCAGACGCATCAGGTCACGACCATTCGCGCCCTGACGCCGCTCGCGGCGAACGCGCAGACGATCGAGATCATCACCGCTGAGAACCACGGCATGTTCGACTACCTGCTAATCCAGACGCAGCGCGTGGCGCCTGGGCTGCTCCCGGGAGATCCCTGCCCCGCGAAGATCACCGTCAGCGACTGCGCGAGGTAACCATGACTGTCGCCGCAAACCTACCGGGCGCCGCCGCCCTCGCCTGGAACAACCTGTACATCAAGTGGCAGGGCAACGATCTGAAGTCCTCGATGACTGCGTTCTGGCAGGCGTGCATCGAGCAGTTCCCTGAGGAGCTCGACAATTCTCACCCCGTGAGCAATTGGCTGACG